CTCGACAAAAGATGGAGAGTATCGGGTGTGCGCTAAAAAAATCGTGCGAGTTATGGAAATAAATGGTAAAAAGAGGTGATAACGAAATGGCTGTAGGGAAGCCGACACGGGCGGCAGTAAAAAAAGCACTGTTGGAGCGGCTAAAGCAAATGAACGCTTGCGACGCGGCGAACAAGGACCTGCTGGAGCAGTATTTGGATGCGCGAGACAGGCTCATGAAGCTGGAAAATGACTATACAGACCGATGGGACGAGTACGACGAAAACGGAACAAACGGAATCGCTTTGGAAATTGCGAACATGGGGAAGCTCATGGACACCATGGGGCTGAATGAGACCACAAAGCGAAGGGAAAAAATCGAAGCGGAAATCCGGGAACAGTTGCAGGCCAAAGGTTTGGGCGGGCCGGTGTTTGAAGATCGGATTTCTCAGTTCCTGGCGCTTTGGGACGCATTCCAGGAGGCAAATAAAAGTCTCCGGGAGCGGGGCCGAAGCTATTTCACCACCTCCAGTTCCGGCAAACAGTATGAAAAGGACAACACAGCGAGTCGGGATATTGTGACATTTGCAAAAGCCATGCAGGACGCGCTTGATTCGATGGAGATCACAGTGAAGGGGTACACAAATCCGGACGATGATGAGCTTTGAGAATTGATTGCCCAGAAATCACAACTTATCTCGACATGATTGAGCACGACGACGAGTACCCCGTGTGTAAATGGCAGAAAATGCTCGGGAATTTCGTAAAAAATGTTTTTGAAACAGAAAATTTAAGCATAAACCATGAGCAACTAAGCAAATATTTAGGCTATCAAAAGTATTTTCCATACGAACTGTTTGAGTGGGAAATATTTATGTTTGCGCTCCACAACTGCGTATACCGGGAGGACGGATTGCTCAGATTCCCGGAGGCATTTTTGTACATGGGACGCGGAGGGGGCAAAAACGGATACCTGTCTTTTGAGGACTTTTGCCTGCTGACACCGGTGAATGGTGTGAAGGACTACCACATCGACATTTTCGCAAACTCTGAAGATCAGGCGAAAACGTCCTTTACGGATGTTTACAACGTCATGGAGCGGAACGAGCGGAAGCTACAGAAGTTTTTTAAGTGGAATTTGGAGGTTATCACGTCGAAGCAGACAGGGTCACAGCTGCGGTTCCGGACATCCAATGCGAAAACCAAGGACGGCGGCAGGCCGGGCAAGGTAGATTTTGACGAATTCCATGCCTACGAAAACTATGACGTGGTGCGGGTCGCAAAGACAGGCTTGGGCAAAAAGGAATTTCCACGGAGCACGATTATTACAACGGACGGCGACGTGCGGGACGGCCCCCTGGATCATATGCTGGCCCGAAGCAAGCAGATTTTGCAGGGAGCGATTCCGGACAACGGGCTACTGCCGTTTATCTGCAAGCTGGACGCAAAAGAAGAAGTAAACGAGGAGCGGAACTGGTACAAGGCCAATCCGAGCCTACGCTACTTTCCAAACCTGATGGACGAGCTGCGGCGGGAGTATGCGGACTACAGGATGGACAACATCGGCAATGCCGCATTTATGACCAAGAGAATGAACATCCCGCAGGGCAGCATGGAAACCGAGGTAACGGCATGGGAAAACATTGTGGCTTGCAGCAGACCGGCAAAACGGGAGCCGGATGTGTGGGCGGCCGGAATGGACTTTGCCCGCACGACAGACTTTGTGACCGTGGTGCTGTTCGGAATAGCTGGGGATGAATGGGTCTGGCAGCAGCACACATGGGTTTGCAGTCAGTGTAAAGACCTGAGCCGGATCAAGTTCCCGATTCAGGACGCCGTGGAGCGGGGGCTTATTACCTGGGTAGAGGATGTGGAGATACCGCCGGAGCTACCGGCCAAATGGCTGTCTGAACAGATGGCGGTGAAGCGGGTGATCGGCGTGGCAATCGACGACTACCGATTCGGGATCATGAAAAAGGCGCTGGAGGGCGTCGGATTCGTGGCAGGAAAGGACGGCAACATTCTACAGGTAAAGGGGCGGAACATTATGCAAATTGCCCCAAGACTGATTGCCAAGTTAAACCGGCAGCAGGTGGCGTTCGGAGACGATGCGCTGATGCGATGGTACATCAACAACACCAAGCAGCTGCTGGACACCAGAGGCAATATCACCTTCGGAAAGATCGAGCCAAAGACACGGAAAACGGACGGTTTTATGGCGGCGGTGGCTGCGGTGACAATGGTGGATCGGCTGGAGTTGGAGCAAGCAAACAACGCCATGGGGTTTGGCGTATTTACATTCTAAGGCAAGGAGGCCGGTATGGGAGCATTTCAAAACTTTGTGGACTGGCTGTCGGGCAAAAAAACCGGAGATTACAAAATCGAGGCGGAGCCTGTGGCAGGGACCACAGAAACGGCAGAAAAAATACTGAATATAAAAATGCTTATGATGGCAAGCGCTGCGGGATATCTGGCGGCGGGGCTGTCTATGTGCCGGTGGCGAACGATCAAAGACGGCAAAGAGGAGAAGGGCGCGGAGTTTTTCCGGCTGAACAACCGGCCAAACGGGAACCAGAGCAAGGCGGAGTTTTGCGCGAGACTGGTATTTTGGCTAGCGATGCAAAACGAGGCGCTGGTGTTTTCGCCAAACGGGAAAGACCTATATGTGGCAGACAGCTGGAACGTGGAGCACCGGGGGACACAGACAGATATCTACCGGGATGTGAGCGTAGACGATGACACCAGGACATATACATTCAGCGCCGAAGAAGTCATGCATATCAAGATGGACTGGACGGGGCTTGCCCCGCTGCTCAGCAGCATCGGAGACGAGTACGAGACCATGATCGGGACGGCATACGGCGGATACCGGCGGCAAAGCGGGACAAAGGGCGTGCTGAACATCGTGGGGCTGGAATCCGGCACGGAAGGCCAGCGAACGGCGCTAATAAACCGGCTGCAAGCCCAGCTCAAAACGTTTTTCAACAGCCAAAACGGTGCACTGACCCTGAATACGGGCTATACCTACACACCAATTGCGACATCGGCCAGGAACACCAGCGAGATGAACGATATCGCAAACATGACGGACGAGTTTGCCGAACGGCTGGGGCTGGCGCTGCGGGTTCCCGTGGCGCTGATGAAGGGCAGCGTAGAGAATACAGCAAATGCAAGAACCGACCTTGTGATGTTCGGCATCCGGCCAATTGCCCAGGCGTTTGAGCAGGAATACAACGCAAAACGGCTGGGAGAGAAAGAATACACACGGGGGTCAAGGCTGTTTATTGACCCACTGCCAATCCAGCTGGGGGACACCAGTGCCCTGCCGCAGTTTTGCGAACGAATGACCAGTTGCGGGCAGTACAGCGTGGACGAGCTTAGAGACCTGCGTGGAGAGCCGCTGCTGGGCACGCCGGAGGCTCAGAAGCATTACATCACCAAAAACTATGGTCTGCTGGAAAACCCGGATGAAGCGGCAGGACAAGCCGCAGACGGGGCACAGGGCTCTAAGGACAGCGAGACACCGGAAGGGGGTGAGACAACATGATCGTGCCATATCAGTTTGCGGCACCGGCGCAGGAAAGTGAACCGGCTCACCTGTATATTTTGGGAGACATCGTGGAAGGCGCGTGGACGTGGCCAGGAGAAGGCAGTCCGGTGACACTGCTGGACAAGCTGGGGGAATGCGGCGCAAAGGAGCTAATCTGCCACATTGATTCCTACGGCGGCAGCACGTCGGCGGGAATCGCCATGTACAACATGCTTAAAAATTGCGGGGTAAGCGTTACCACCATTGCGGAGGGATTCTGCTGCTCGGCGGCAAGTCTGGTGTTTATGGCGGGGGACAAACGGCTCATGCGGGGCGCAAGCCTGCTCATGATCCACAACGCATGGGCGAATGCAGCGGGAAACGCCGCAGAACTGCGAAAGACAGCGGATGATTTGGACAAAATCAGCAAAACCGCCGCGAACATCTACCGGGAGCACACGAGACTGGAAGACGGAAAGCTGGAGGAGCTGCTGGATGCGGAGAGCTGGATCGACCCGGAGGAGGCCGTACAGTGGGGGTTTGCCACGGCGGTAGAGCAGGAGAAAACGCAGGAGGATGCAGCGTATTCATCGGCGTTCCAGTGCATCAGAGATGCGCTGAGAAGAGAACCGGAACCGCCAAAGACGGCATTCCAAAAAATGTTTCAAAATTTTTTGTAAAGGAGCGAAAGCGAATATGGGAATCAAAATGACCAAAAGCCTGGAAGACAGCAAGAAGGAGTTTCGCGCTGCGTATTCCTCCGCCATGCAGGAGGGCAGCGAACAGAAAATGATTGCCTGCCTGGAGAGCTACAGCGAGAACGTGTGCGCGGCAATGCTTCAGGAGGCGCAGAGCCTGTCCGTGGCGCAGAGAAACGATGCAACCGTTTTGGCGGCAAGAGGTGTGCGGCAGCTGACCAACGAGGAGACTGCGTACTACAAAGCTCTGACGGCTGCAATGAGAACGGACGTGTCCGGCGTGAAGAACGCGCTGACTGACATTTCCGTCACCATGCCGGAGACCATCATCGACCAGGTGATGCAGGATGTAAAGTCCAACTTTGAGCTGTTGGATGCCATTGATTTTGTAAACTCCAGCTACATGACCAGCTGGATTTACAACAAGCAGGGGGTGCAGACAGCAAAGTGGGGTGCTATTGGCAGTGCCGTTAACAAGGAGCTGTCCGGTGCATTTGGCAAAATCAGCGTGACCACCTGCAAATTGACCGCATTCATGGCGGTGAGCCAGGACTATCTTGACCTGGGCGCGGCATGGCTAGACCGATACGTGCGGGCAATCCTCACAGAGGCAGCAGGCACCGCCATGGAGGCGGCAATCGTGGATGGCGCTGGCAACGCGGATAACGCAGATTGCCCCGTGGGCATGACCAGAGACCTGGATAAGGGCAACACAGACGGCTCCACCGGGCTGACCACCTACCCGCAGAAGACCGCAACCAAGGTGACCAGCCTTGACCCGGCAACCTACGGCGCGATCCTGGCAAAGCTGTCGAAGACACCCACCGGAAGAAACAGAAAGGTGAGCGACGTGATTCTGGTGTGCAATCCGGAGGACTATTTTACCAAGATTATGCCCGCCACCACCTACATGACCCCCTCCGGCGGCTACGTGTCTAACGTCCTCCCGTTCCCAACAAGGGTTATTCAGAGCGAGGGATGCCCCAAGGGAAAGGCTGTGGTTGGCCTTGGAAAACAGTACATCGGGATGCTGGGAGCGGGCAGCAAAAAGGGCGTTGTGACCTATGATGACTCCGTACAGTTCCTGGAGGACAACCGGGTATACAAGATTCGGCTGCTGGGCAATGGACGGCCCAAGGACAACACCAGCTTTGAGGTGCTGGACATTTCCGCGCTGGCGGCGCTGGCCTATAAGATCGTGCAGGAAAGCACCGGAGAAGCGGTGGGAGGCTAAACCATGGCACTGATGGAAGACGCGCTGGCGTATCTTCAAATCACCTGGCAAGACAAAACCCTCCAGCGCAAGCTGGAGGGCGGGATCGAACGGGGGAAAGTGCTGCTGGAGGAATATGCCGGGACAACGCTCAACTTTGATGTCCCGGGGACGCCGCAAGCGCTGCTGTTTGACTATCTCCGGTACGTGCGGAGCGACGCAACGGAGATGTTTGAGATCAACTATCAGCGCGACCTGATGCGCCTGAGGAATCTGTACGGCGTGAACGGTGAGGAACTGGAGGAGTAGATATGCGTAAGATCGAGACTCCTTTGGGGCCGCAGACGTTTACGGATGGGCTTGCCGTCTTTTACCGGGTAAAAAATGAAGCCGGAAAGGGCGATAGACCGAAATACACCATGGAGGAATTCCTCCGAGTGCCGTTTACCGAAAAAAAGGTAGGCGACATAAGGTATTATGCGGCCATGCAGGCGGACAGCCGGATTTCGAAGGTGGTCAGGATTCCGCGCGTCTCAGGCATTCAGCCCTCCGGAGACATCGTGACGCTTTCCGGGGAAGACCGGCAGTACAAAGTACAAAAAGTCGCACGGAACACCATGACAACCCCGGAGAGCCTGGACGTGACGCTGGAGATCAGCAAGACACAGTACAAAACGGAGGTGGCCGAGGGTGACAGTACAGGAGTTTAAGGACAAGCTGGTGGAGGCGGTCAGCGTGCCGGTCTACCACCTGATGGCGGCCCCGGACGAAGAATGCCCCGTACTGTGCTGGCAGGAGCTGGAGACGAACAGCAGCTACGGGGACGATGCACCGGTGGCAACCGTGGCACTGTGTCAGCTGGACTACTACACCATAAAGGAATACGACGATGTACCGGGCACCATCCAACTGGCACTGTGCGACATGGACGTAAATTATCAGTTTGACGGCATGACGTATGACAATGACCGGGAGGAATGGCGGTATATCTGGACGGTGACGTTTCTGGGCGGTGTATAGCGGTGGGAAAGATCATATTTACAAGCAATTCCCAAAAGCTGTTCGATCTGGCGCTGGATGCCGGGGAAGAAAACGTGGAAGCGGCGGTAGAAGCCGGGGCGAAGCTGCTGAAGACCTACACCTACAACAAGGGCAGGGCCATGGGCGTAAAACGAACCGGCGATACGCTTGGGGCTCTAACCGTGAAAGCACCGAAAAAAGGCGCGGATGGATGGGAATGCTACGTGACCTACACCGGGAGGAACCGAAAGGGGAACCGGAATGCGGAAGTTGCCTTTATCAACGAATATGGTAAACGGCACCAACCGGCAAGAGCGTTTAACCGGCTGGCGGTAGAAACTGGAGAACAAGCAATCGTGCAGCGCATGGAAGATGTGCTGCTGAAGGAAAAGTAGAAAGGAATGATTTGATGGCAACCAATAAATTTGGCGTGGGCGTAAGACGGATGATGATTTTCCCGCTGAAGGCGGAGACGGATACGGCAGTCCCCACCTATGACGCGATGCTGGAAATCGGAGACACCAACGCAGTAAAGGCAAGCCCCACCACTGCAAACGCAACCGCAGACGGAGATGACAAGCAGGTGGCAAATATCTCCCAGGTGACCGGCTGGACGGTGGAATGGACAGGCTGGGGCGTACCTGCGGAGACTGCGGGCAAGCTGTACGGCCACGCACTGACCGGCACCGACACCAAGCAGGTGGATGAAAAGATGGAGGACATTGCACCCTACGTCGGCATCGGATACCTGCGGACTATGGCGGACAAGACCAATAAAAAGACCTTTATGGCCTACTACTACTACAAGGCCCAGGCGGTGCAGGGGGAAGAGGAGAGCACCTCCGGCGGCTCCAGCTTGAACCTTGCGTCCACCACCGTAACCTTTAACGCGATTGAGCCAAGTTTTGGCCCCACCAGAAGCTATCAGGAGTTCGACACAGAGGACAAGGCGGTGGAGTGGCTGAAGACTAAGGCCGGTCAGGCGGGTTAAACCATGGGCGGCGTACTGAATATGCCGAGGGTAACACTCGGCGGTTGGAAATTCCGGCTCCTGTGGAACGGACGGGCCATGATTGAGTGGACGCAACGGGAAGACGGAGACCAGGATATCGGCATGGAAAACCCGGAGCGGGTGGCGGATATGCTGCACCTGATGGCAAGGGAGGCGTCTGCCGCGTGCAGCGTCTATGGCTACGACGCAGACCCGGTGCCGGACATGGACGAGATGAAAAAATACCTCCGGTACGCTGCAAGTCCATGGGAGCTACAAAGCGCGATTGCGGGAATCAATGCGGCCATTATGTACGGCACCCACAGGGACTACAAGCCGGAGGAAAGCGACATGGTGGACATTGACACGATCGAGTTAAAAAAAAACTAAGTGAAATGGGTGCCGCGCCGGACGACGACAAGCTATCGGCGGCGAGCTACATAGCAGTGGGCGTCCGGTGCGGCCTTAGCATCCAGGAAACATTGCAGTACCCGGTCGGGATCATCACCGACCTTTGGGAGATTTACAAGCAGTCACACGGGCTGACGGAAAACGCAGATCAATAGGAGGTGGCAGAATGGCAAACGGACGCAGCATTGCAACGAAAGTCAGCATTGAGGGCGAAAAGGCGTATAAAAGCGCAATCAGCAGCATCAACACGGCACTAAAGACCCTCAAAACGGAAATGACAGCGGTGACGGCAACGTTTCAGGGCAACGCCAACTCCCAAGAGGCACTAAGTGCAAAATTAAACACGCTGGTAAACACGCTGGCGAAGCAGCGTGAGAAAATAGAGACCCTGAATAAAGCAATTAAAGCGGGGAAAGAGGCTCAACAGCAGTGGCAGAACCAGATTGCGAAAACGCAGACGGCACTAGATAAGAACGCTGCGGAAATAGAAAAACTGGACAAAGCCACAAGCGGAGGCGCAACTCAGTGGCTTACCTATAAAAAGCAACTGGACGCAACGGAACAGGAGCTGGAGGAGCTTAAAAACACAGAGGGCGACACTACGGAAGCCCAGGAAGAACTGAAAACCAAGATTGCTGATCTGAAAACGAAAATGAAGGAGCTGGACGACAGCACCGGAGGCGTTTCAGAGAAAATGGGGACGCTGCTGGAGGAACAGGAAAAGCAGACGCGCACAATGGCCACACAGCAAGAAGGGCTCCAGAAGGTAACAGACAAAACGGAACGCTGGCAGGCACAACTAAACACAGCAAAAGCGGAAGAAGCAAACCTGTCACGTGAAATAGAGAAAACAAACGGTTACCTGGACGAAACCAGGGGAAAAGCCGACCACTGCGCCACCTCAATTGACAAGATGGGCAAAGAGGTCAAAGAAGCGGCCGCGGACATGGAGGACGGTGCAGACAGCACATCCCGTGTCAGCGAATCCTTTGATACGCTGTCCTCCATTTTGGTCACATCCGGCGTTGCAGAGGGTATCCGCAAGGTGGCGGCGGCACTGAAAACGTGCGTGGACGCATCGGCGGACTTCCACTACACAATGGCAACGGTGCAAGCGGTATCCGGCGCGACCACGGACGAAATGGGCAAGCTGGAGGCCCAGGCAAAGGACTATGCCGCTACCACGGTGTTTATGGCCCAGGACGTGGCGAATGCCTATCAGGTCATGGGTCAGGCGGGCTGGACGGTAGACGAGATGCTGGACTCCATGGCGGGAACCATGAGCCTTGCATCGGCGTCCGGCGAAGACTTGGGGGACACAACCAACATGGTTGTGGACGCTATGACCGCATTCGGATATGGTGCTGACCAGGCGGGACACTTTGCGGACGTGCTGGCAAGAGCTTCGGCAGACACAAACACTTCTGTGGCCCTGCTGGGCAACAGCTTCCAGGCCTGCGCCACAACGGCGGGCGGCATGGGCTACAGCATTGATGACGTTGCGGTAGCTTTGGGTATTATGGCAAACAACGGACTCAAGGCGGAGATGTCCGGCACGGCGCTGACCACGGCGCTGACCAGAATGTCCGGCGCGAATGAGACGGCAAACGGAGCCATGGAAGAACTGGGGCTGACCATGTTTGACGCAAGCGGGCAGGCAAAGCCGCTGGGGCAGTTCCTCGGGGAGCTGCGGGACAGCTTTGCAGGCATGACCGAGGAGCAGAAGATCAACAACGCCTATATGCTGGCAGGTCAGCGGGGCATGAAGGGACTGCTGGCCATCGTTAATGCCAGTGACGAGGACTGGAACAACCTAACAGAGTCCATTGCAAACTGTTCCGGCGCGGCGGAAGATATGTCCAATACCAAGCTGGATACCTACACAGGGCAGGTAAAATTGACGAAAAGCGCGTTGGAAGGGCTGGAAATCGAGGTAGGAGACCAGCTGACACCGGCGCTGGAAGAGATGGAAGAGAGCTTTGCAAAGGCGCTCAACGGGCTGAAGAGGTTTGTAAAAAACAACGAGGAAGCAGTACCGGTGATTGCAGGAGTGGTGGCAGCACTGGCAGCGCTTACAACCGGGATCACGGTAGCGACAACGGCGGTAAAGGTGTTTCAGCTGGTAAGCAGCACATTTGGCGCGGCACTTGGGCCGGTTGGGATTGTGCTTGGCGTAGTGAGTGCTGCGACGGGGATTCTTACGAAATCAATGATCGAAACCGCCAACGAAACAGAAGCCACGGCAGAAGCATTGGACAACGCAAAAGAATCCGCAGAGAAGTGGAGCGACACGCAAGGAAAACTAGAAGGCACGAAGAAAGAAACAACGGCACTCATGGAAAGCCTGATTTCTCTGGTTGGACAACAGGAAAAATCTGCTTCAACCAATGCGCAGATTAAATCTACTGTAGATGAACTGAACAGTTCGGTTGAAGGGCTGAACCTGAGCTACGACGAACAAAGCGGAACACTAAATCTGACTACAGAAGCGCTGAAAGAGTACATCCATATGGCAATGCAACAGCAAGAAGCAGAAGCCATAGTAAAGCGCTTGATCGAACTGGATAAGGAACATTACGATACAAAGACAGCGCTTGCGGAAGCCGCAACAGACATTGTAGCGGCACAAGATGCAATAACAGAAGCAGAAAAAACAGGGTATCCGGTAACGGAAGACATGATGTTGCAGTTGCGGGATGCGCAGGACACATACGACCAGCTAAGTGACCAGCTGAAAGAGAACAAAACAGAGTACGAGGGACTGGAAAGCCAGTACAACAGCATAACGGACGAAATCGACGAATACAACGAGAAAACAAACGCGGCAAGCGAAGAAACGTCGAATATGTCCGAGATGGCAGAGGCCGCCGGGGGCGCACTGGAAGCAGAAACCGAGGAAATGAGGGAGGCAAACGAGGCTCTGGCGGACGTATACACCAAGGCCAAGGACGCAACGGAATCCGGCGGAGACCTACGAAGCGTTTACGAAGACCTGGAAAGCGAGTTCGAGAAGTACAAGGACACCGCGGCGGCGGCGGCGGTGAAGACAGCGGAAATACAGCTGGCGGCGCTGAACCTGAGAGCCACCAACGAGGAACTGATTACGCAATATCCGGGATTGGTGGCAGGGGTGGAAAGCCTGGGGTATCCGCTGGAAAGCCTCAGCCAATGGCTGATTAATAACGAGATCAGCGCGGAGGAATGGGGCGAAGGCGTAAACAGCGTTAAGGACAGCATTATAAACGGCTTCCAGAAGCTGAGTACGGATGCAGAAATTTCACTGTCGGACATGGCGGCAAACCTAAGATACAACGTACAGGCATACCAGAGCTGGGACGAGAACCTGACATACCTGATGCAGCAAGCGGTAGATGCGAACGATCAGGGTGCAATCGACCTGGTAAACCAGATGAGAGACCTCGGCGTAGGGTACGCGGCCCAGGTACAGGCCATGCGGGACGATACGTCCGGAATCTTCTGGGACATGGCTGACGACATGGAAGCGGCAGGCCAGGCTGGCGGAACCGGATTCTACAACGGGGTCGAAGCAAGCAAAGAAAGCGTCACAGACGCATTTAGCGAAATCAGTACGTCCGGTGCAACGGCAGCGCAGACTGGAGATTACGAGGGAGCCGGTGCGGCCAACGCAGAGGATTACGCGGGCGGGGTAGAAGACCAGACCGGAACCGTGGAAACGGCTGCGGAGGCGGTCTCGGACGCCGGTGCGGGCGCCGCTGAGGGCGAAAAGAGCAAATACAGGGACGCAGGCGGGAACGCGATCACACAGTTCAAGATTGGTATGCTGGGCAAGCAGGAAAGCGTTAAGGTGGCGGCGCAAACCATAGCGGCAAGCGCGGCAAGCCAGTTTAACACAGTAAGCTGGTACAACGTTGGCTACAGCATTGCGGCGGGCGTGGCGAGAGGAATCAACGCAAATAGCTGGATGATTAGACAAGCGGCGGAAAATGCTGCGCAGGATGCATACAAGGCGGCAAAGGACAGGCTGGGGATTCGGTCTCCAAGCCGGGTTATGGCAGAGGTAGGCCGGTATTATGACGAGGGATTCGCGCAGGGCATTACGGAGCACATCAGCGAGGTAACAAAAGCAGCGAATCGAATGTCGCGGGAAAGTGCAGCGGGCGTTTACGGGGCAGGGAACCGCGCAGAAACGGAGAAAAAAAGCAAAGAAAGCGGGAACGGGAATCAGAAGCTGGAAAAAATACTGGAGCAGTACCTGCCGGAAATCGTAGAAAAGATGGACAATGGGAGCGGGATCACTGCAAAGGGGCTGGCGAAGGCGGTAGCACCGTACATCGACAGCGATTTAGGAAGCAAGGAACGGAGGAAGCGCCGTGGCAACTAATCACTACCATTCGGTAGATTTCACAAGAGAGGCAAACGGAGAGACGGTAACGTACAATTCCTATGAGGATTGGGGGCTGTACCTGACGGAGCCGGTGGTGGTCTCCGCCCCGGAACCAAACACCTATATGGTGGAGGTTCCAGGGCGAAACGGAAGCCTTGACCTGACGGAAAGCACCATCGGGACAGTGACCTACCAGGACAGAGAAATTGAATTTCCGTTCCTTTGCCGGAAGAAACGGAAGGAATGGAACAAAATCTACACAGACGTCATGAACGCGGTACACGGCAGAAGATGCGAGATAACGTGCAGCGACGATCCGGATTATACTTATGAGGGACGGGTGACTGTGGACGAATGGGATGCGGACGGGACAATGGCATTCCCGACGCTTCGGGCGACGGTGCGGCCGTTTAAGACAGAAAAAACAGAACGGGAATATGCGGTGGAGCTGTCGGCGGAAAGCGAAAAGAAAATCAGGCTGATCGGCGTCAGGAACGATATGTATACGCTAAACTCCGGCAGCGGTGACGCGAAGAAAACGGTGATCGTATTCGGGTCTAAAAACGTGCGGAGCGTTGACTGGAGCCTTTTCAAGGCGCTAACGGTGGAATACGACAAAAAAGCCGGAAGGAAAGTAAGCATCGCGGTTAAAGCCGGGGATAAGAGCGCGGGAAGTGTGGAGCAGGTGCAGAGCACACATTACGCCTGGACGCTGGAAAAAGCAAAAACCACAATTGATTGGGGGAAAATATACAGAGTAACCGTGACGGGAGATGTAAGCAACGTAAAGATATACGGGACGCTGCAAGCGAACGCGACAATCACGGTGGAAGGCTCGGCAAAGCCGGTAATCCCAACCATTGAGACAACCGCAGACGTAAAGATTACGGTCAACGGGCAGGGATATGACGTGACCGAAGGAACATACTTCAACGAAAACATTATAATCCGGAATGACCCGGTGACGTTTGCGATTGCAGCGAAGAATGCAGTGACCGGCGGCGAGACTGTGACGATCCGGTACAGGAGGGGAAGCCTGTGAACGTAAACAGCAACCCGGCGCTGTGGGCGATTTATGCGGGGGATGTATGCATTGACCACCCGAATCTGTACGATCAAGGGCGCGTGGTAGCGGAAATAGAAATTGACTTGGAGGTAAACGCTCATGGGTCGATGAAGTTCACGGTGCCGATTACAAACCCTGGGTATGATACGGTAACACAGCTGGGGACAGTTGTAATTGCAACCTACGGCGGAAGAAAAGTATTTCGGGGACGGGTAGCGGACACCACGCGGGACTTTTACAACAATGTGGAGGTGTACTGTGAGGGGCAGTTGGCGTTCCTCTGCGACTCCATGCTGCCGCCGTTTGCGTACAAGGGAACCGTGACAAACTTTTTGAAGTTTGTCCTGGAAACCCACAACAGCGAAGTGGAAGACTATAAAAAGCTCTACCTGGGGACTGTGACGGTGACAGACCCGGACAACAACGGGGTGCTGGTACGATCCAGCGAGTCCAGTATATCCAGCTGGGAGGCGGTTTCGGGCAAGCTAATTGATATGCTGGGCGGCTACGTAATGGTCAGGGAGACGGACGGGAAATATTATGTGGACTACTTGGCGGAGCTGACCGAGAAAAGCAACCAGACCGTGGAATTCGGAGAGAATCTGCTTGACCTGGAGGAACACATTGACACCGAGAACATTGTAACGGTGCTATACCCGTTCGGGGCGCGGATCGAAGAAAACGGAACAAACGAAAACACCTACGACAAATATACGGAAGAACCAGAAACATCCGGGCTGACACTGTGGCACGGAAACCGGGTGACGGTGCGGGAGGCAAACGGCGGGACCATGTATGTGGAGGATGCGGACGGTATCAAGGTCTGGGGGAAAATCTGGGGGACAAACGTATGGGACGACGTGACGCTGCCCAGCAATCTGCTGACCAAGGCGAAAGCGTGGCTCAAAAACCAGGTGAAGGCCACGACGACAATCGAACTGAACGCCGTAGACCTGCACATCGTGAACATTGAGATTGATGATATCCAACTAGGGGAAATCGTACACGTGAGGTCAGCGCCGCACGATCTGGAGACGGATATGCCGTGCCTAAAAATACATCTGGAGCCGGGGGCACCGGACAAAAGTACGGTAACGTTGGGGGCCACGGCAACGGAGCTGACCAAGAGCATTGCGAAGGAAAAGCAGGAGGCAACGACGCCGGAGGAGATCGTGAAAAAGGTCTGGGAGCGGTTGACGGCGGCTGAGGGGGTGGCTACCTAGTGTACAAAATCAAACGGAGCACTTTGCTCGACATCACCACCGCAATACGTGGGAAAACGCATAGGACACAAACGATCCTTGGAAGCAACATTGCGAAAGAAATTAACACCATATGGGCCGGGGTGCCGAACATCAACACCAATGGAGGCGTAAGCCCGGACAGTTCGAACTTTGATGGGGCGATGGCGGCAGTCGTTGCGGCCACTACATATTGGAACGCCAAGGCAAGCGGAACACGGGCATTTGCATACCAGGACGGATTTGGGCCGATGAAGCCGACCAACGCGGACGGAACCGGGAGATTATCCAACGAAAGTGGCGCGGGCGTAATGGACTGCTCGTCGTACACCGGGTTCGTGCTGCGGGGGATCGGGTATCTCAAAAGCCCGTTTGCCGGGATTACTGGCCCGAACCAGAGCTATAACCCAAAAAACGTCCACGCAACAAGTGACGCGTGGGCAGAGACGTACTTTGACAAACAGCCTACTAACGCGGACGTGGCATACACGGCGGACAAATACAAAACGTCGGACGGGTACCTCCGCATTGTGACGGCATCGGACATTGCAGCTTATTATGCAAGGATGTCACTGACCTTTTGGCCCGGGGAACGAGACGTGAAGCCCGGCGACCTGTGCTTTTTCTACAAAACAAACGATGACGGAACACTGGTATACCCAAAGCGATATTTCGGAATCAGCCACGTTGGGCTGATGATAAGCAAAGACAAGTTTCTCAACATCACCAGCTATCCAGCGTCCGGAAACCTAATTGTGACGAACGTGACGGCAAGAGCCCCGTTCCTGTATGCAAGGCCGCTATACGGCAGCATAACGCGTGGAGCAAGCGGAGACTTGACGGCGGGTGTGACGGACTTAATCCCGGATGTCCCGTCCGGCATTCCGCAAGGGACTAGCAACAACAATGGGCTCACAATCACAATGACAGGGAAGAAAATGAGTCTGAGTGGAAAGCCGACATCCGGCATGACGAAAACTTTTGTGTCGAAATCATGTCCGATTGAGCTTCCACCTGGGACTTATAAGCTATCTGGATTTGTCAATGGGACTGGAACCAACACAAAAAATCCAAATCATTCTATGTGGGGACTGAGGGTATACAACGCGGACACCGGGGATGGAATCGCAGGAACTACAACCAGCAGTAACGGCGCCAGCACGGCGGACAGAACCCCAGTGTGGGATGTCGGTGGTGGGGCAATGTTTACGCTAACGGCAACCACACGGATTTATATCAATATGTGGCTGACATCGAGTATGGCGTTGGATGGGATTTCTGCCAATCCGACTCTATACCGGGTATAGTAGGAGGGGAAAATGGAAATTACACTGTCAAATGGGAAAGGCCATTTTTATCAGTGGGACACTGGGCAATCCATCCAGGTACCGGAAGGGGTTCCAACCGTGCATTTTAAGATGCACGGTGAGGGTGTTGCATTCCAGGCCGTTGACAGGATGGTTGCGGTACCAGACGAACTTTTGCAACTAAAAAACGACATCATATTATGGACGTATGATACAAACCATACGATAGACGTTGCGAGAGTCCCAGTCAAGGAACGGGACAAACCCGCCGACTACGTCTACACCCCCACGGAGGTCAAAACGTGGGAGCAACTGGATAAACGGATTGCGGCGCTGGAGAAAGGCGGCGGGGTTGCAGGCGTCACCAGCGTCAACGGCAAAACCGGCACAGTGGAGCTGACTGCGAAGGACGTGGGAGCTGCGACCCATGAGGACGTTACCAGCGCCGTGAAGTCTGCCACCGAAAATCTACAGCCGAAGGGCGATTACATCACGCAGGACGGCTTGCAGAGCGCGACCGACAAGGCATTAGAACAGGCAAAAGCAAGCGGCGAGTTTGACGGTGCTCCGGGCGCAGAAGGCCCGCAAGGCCCGCAAGGCCCAACGGGAGACACAGGCCAACAAGGCCCCGCAGGCCCGCAAGGCCCCGCAGGCCCGCAAGGCCCCGCCGGTGCCGGGCTGGATGTCACCGGGGCTGCCGTTGGCCAGATCGTCAAAATCTCTGCGGTTGACAGCAACGGTGTGCCGACGGCGTGGGAGCCGGTGGATATGGCGAGTGGCGAGAACGCAAAAGAATGGACGAAAATTATTGACGTCTCGGGCACAGAAGCTACACAAATGTTTGAACGAGACGGGCTGGATAATTATACGGAGTTTTTTCTCAAATGGAGCGATTTGCAAAACGCAACAACGCTAAACTCTGGTCAGGACTTGTACATTAATAACGTGGTAGTAGCTTTTTCCGCAATCAATGTGAATAAGAGCGGTGCCGACATATATGGATGGACATGGCTAAAATATAATGGACGTGTATGGATCACCATTAAAAGCGCCGGAGCGATTTTGGGCAGCAATAAAACGTTTGGGATTGCATATGTGCCATATAACACTGTGGACGGCGTGGGAATGGCAACGAGCCTAATCCTGCGGACGACTGACTACAGATATGTGCCTGTAAGTGGCAAACTGGAGGTGTGGGGAAGATGAAAATATATGAAAACGGAACAATCCGCGACATGACCGCAGAGGAAATCGCGGCCATGCAGGAAGCACAGCTTGAAATGGAACGCAACATTGAGCCGCTGACGGACAGCGCAAAACTCGCATTGATGCTGGCGGCAATCCCGGAGGAACCGGTGCCGACGGTGGCACCAAAGGTTGGATACAAGTGGAAGGCGATATATAGCTCGTCCGCCGGATTTGCTTGGGAGCTGGTGGAAGATCCCGATGCGTTGGGCACCATGAAAAATCCGCTGCGCTGGACGGAGGGGCATGAGGTCAAGGCAGGGTACCACTATACTGACGGAACGCACATCTATGTCGCACTGGAGGACGGTGTGCCGACCGGGATTGAGGATGAAACATATTTTACGGAGGTGTAATTATTGGAGCTTGTCATTGCGATCGTGCCGCCACTCATCACAGGGGTGCTGGCGCTGGTAGGCGTGGTTATTACCAGCGCCAGCACGGCAAAAAAGATGCAGGCGAATTTGGAAAAAAACCAGGCTGTCACGGAGACAAAGATTGAGGAACTGACCCGGGAGGTCAGGGAACACAATGGATTTGCACGGCGGGTTCCCGTCGTTGAGGAGCAGATCAAGGTAATTAACCATCGGATTAAAGACTTGGAGGCTGAAAATCATGACCATTAAGAAGAAAATGTGGTGGAAGGCAGCAGGTATCCGCGCCGTGAAAACCGTGGCGCAGACGGCTGTAGCAATGATTCCCGCCGCCGTGACCATCGGCGCAGTGGACTGGGTAACTGTGGCAGGGACTGCGGCGCTGGCGGGTGTTGTGAGCCTGCTGACCAGCATCGCGGGACTGCCGGAAGTGGACGTGGGGGAGGCTAAGTAATATGTATACACCCGAGATCATGGAGACAATTAAAGCCCTTGCCTACGGGCTGGATGCTGCCGAAATTGCCGCGAACTGCGGCATGGACATCTCTGAGGTGGAGCGCGTCAAGACCGAGTACGCCGCCGACATCGAAGCACGGCGGGAGGTGCTGAAGGAGGCCGGTTACTATGGCGGATAAGTGGCTCGGCATTGATGTTTCGGAGCACAACGGTGTCCTGAATTGGGCTGCCATCAAAAAGGCCGGCATTAAATTCGCGATTATTCGGGACGGCTACGGCGTGTCCCACGTAGACAACCAGTTCCACGCCAACATGGCCGGTGCAATCGCGCATGGCCTCATGATCGGCGTATACCATTTTTCCTATGCGCTGGATGCAGCAGGTGCAAAAAAAGAGGCAGCATTCTGCCTCAAACTGCTGGAGCCATACAAGGACAAGATTGTGCTGCCCGTGTATTTTGACTTTGAGTATGATACCGTCGATTATGCAAAAAAGTGCGGCGTGACGCTGGGCAAGAGCGCGTTTAATGCCAACACGGTGGCATTTTGCGAAGCAGTCAAATCGGCAGGCTACACCCCGGGCGTGTACTACAACAAGGACTATTACAACCGGATGGTAGACCTAAATAGCGTCGGCGGCTACAGCCAGTGGTATGCGCAGTACGCTTCCGCGCCCAGCGTTACCAGCTATGACCTCTGGCAGTACAGCAGCAGCTACGTCATCCCGGGCTGCTCTGGCAAGTTCGATATCAATATCATGGCCAATTCCGGCAGCATCACCAACAGCCGGAAGTATAAGCAGGGCTGGAACAAGGATGATCGCGGCTGGTGGTATGCCGATAGCGCCACCACCTACTACAAGTCCCGCTGGGCCAAGATCAAGGGCAAATGGTACTATTTCGACGAGGAGGGCTATATGAGGGCTAATTCCTGGGAAACCGACGCGGGCGGAGACAGCTATTTTGTTGGGCCTGAGGGAGATATGCTGACAAATATGGTTGTCGGCCTTGGCGCAGACGGAAAACTCCAGCCCATTGAACAGTGGTATCACACCCTGGGCGAGGTGCCGAATGGGTACCGCAAGGAGCTGGACAAGCTGGTGGACGCCGGGAAGCTAAAGGGCAAAAGCGGAAGCGGCGATGATATGGTGTTGGATATGCCGCTGAGTGCATTGCGGGTGCTGATTATCCTGAATCGGTAACAGGAGGTGACGGGGATGCAGATCAAGGACTATACAGTTCCGGAGTTGGAGCATTTCCGGGCAGCCTGCAATTTTACCAGTCTGGAGCGGGAATTTTTCGACCTGCGGGCAGCGGGAATAACGATCGAAAGTTGCTGCGACGCGATGGGGTATTCCATTGGTGGGATACGGCACATTTCCGGACGGGTAAAAAATAAAATGAAACGGGTATGAAAAATCCCCCACCTTTCGGTGGGGGATTTTTCTTGCCCGTTGAGGCTCCACTTAATCACCACTACGAGATAAAGGGGAACTACAATTTTAATGGCAGGATCATTTCAATCCACTGATGCATCGTCCAATCTATTTATCGCTACAACCCCACTAACGTGGGGTTGTGACTGGCATATGCATCAGACAGCAGGGGTTACCTGCAAATGCATTGTAGCACGCGTTCTGTAAAATGTCAATAATCAGCCGACCAGATCGGATAATTTTTTGGCTCATGTGGAGTTATTTATCCTCAACGGGTTTCCTCGTTGCGTATCCAAGAGAAAACGTGCCCTGCTGTGAGAGCGTGAGGCCAGTGCCGGAGTGATCCGCCTCGAGATCTTCCAGCGACACATCGTCAAGGATTTCGGCGCAAAGGCTGTTGAGTTCCGGGGTCATTACATGTAGCTGGTGGGCCAGCTTGATAGCCTTTGTAATCTCCGTCAGCGGTCTATGCAGGGCATTCTGGTATTCCGCGTCATTCGCCCCATGCGGACGAGTTGCGTCGGTCAGGGCGCGGTAGAGCTGGCCGAGCCGGTAAATCGTGTGGGTAGTCATTGTGATCCTCCTTTTTTCACAAGCATCATCCAAAAGCTTGAGCACATAATCTGGTGGGACTCTGGTTCCAGACTCCCAGTGTTCGAGCGTTCTCGTTGGAATCCCAAACTGAGCCGCAAATTTTACTTGACTGAGCCCAGTCTTGGCACGGATTGCTTTAATTTGTTCCGATGGAGTCATATCGTTCAATTCTGGCATATTCGTCACCTAAATTCACGCTTAATTTGCCTTAAACATTCATCCTTTAACTCTGGATACACATCAGATATATTATGTAACACGCCGCTATGCAGTTCATAATACAACAACGATTTTCCGGTTTTCCCTTTCATATCGTCAATTTCTCGATCGTATTCGACCATATTGTGTCTGATATAATTTACCATCCATCTTTTCACGGTGGCATCATCCGCATCTTCGGCAAATTTGTCATAAATGCCGTTCGCATCATACCATTTTTGTTTATCTTGGATTGCAGTCAACCGGAGTCTTTCCAGTGGAACCCGAGAAATCCTGACAGATTTAACAAATTCATCAACCTGGAGTTGTAGTTTATTTGTTTTCGTTTGAACGGCTTTCTTTGCTGATGCACATCTCTTCTTGCGCTTCTCTATTTCAGCCATAAAAATTTCCGTTTTCATCGCAGATTCTACAACGTCTACATCCCATAGCTTCATTTTGGGGCCACTGCGATAATGCGGGTTGACAACGAGTTCTGGCTCTGGAAGCAACTCTCTTATGAGCTTATCCGTAAATCCATACGATTTAACTGTTGATAAAGTAATCCTCGTATTTTTCATCTTTTGGTTCGCCGTATCAGTTCTTTGCTCTTTAACAATGTCAAAACCTTCGGTGATGCTGGCAACTTTGTAACCGCTGATGCTGCCTAAAATCTCATCGTCCACACTGTGGGCGTAAATCTCCATGGTGGTCATGTTGGCCCAGTATACCTTACCGCGATAGGTGATTTTCTGACCGTCAAAAAGTTCCTGCTTGTGGTTGTTTAAGTATTTCATTTTTGTGTCCTCCTCATTTGGGACTCCATCAACTGTCTTCATTATACCGCCCAATGGGCGGTATGTCAAGGGAAAATGATATTTTTTGGAGATTTTTATGGGATTTTTTCCGCATGGTGGAAGAAAAGGGGGCGCGGTATGATAGAGCCAGGAGGTGAGGCGGATGTCATATGGGTATGGAGCCTACAATGCCCCGTATCAGGGCTATGGCAACTACTACAATCAGCAGCCCCAGCAGATGCAGAAATATGAGTTGGTTCATGTCAAAGGCCAGGGCGGGGCAAATGCGTTGGTCAATCAAATGGCCCCCAATAGCGGGGTTGTTGCAATGGATGATACAGCACCACTTGTGTGGCTCTGTCAGGTTGACGGAGCCGGGTGCCGAACCACACAGCCGTTTGATATATCTCTGCATCAGGAGACGCCGGAAATTGACGTAAGAACGCTCGAAGAACGAATTGCAAGATTGGAGGCAGCAATCAATGACAAACCCGATGAGCCAATTCCTGCGGCAAAGTCAGCCGCAAAAACAGCAAGTAAATAACCCGCTTGCTATGCTTTCTGAGTTCAGGAAATTCGCCGCCAGAATGACGCCGGAAGGGGCAAAACAGCAGGTGGAGCAACTGCTTTCCAGCGGGGAAATGACGCAGGAGCAGTTCCAGCAGCTCAAACAGCAGGCACCGGCATTTTCTGAATTTTTTGGAATAACCCCGGAGCGCTACGGTGTTATATAAAATCTAACGACAAGGAGTGATTTTATGGAAAACTACAGTCTTTCTGATTTGGCAGCGGTAACAAAAGATGCTGACGGAATGGCAGGAAACGGTGCATGGTGGATTATCATCCTGTTTCTATTTGTCATCATGGGTGGAGGCTGGAACGGCTTTAACCGCCAGAACAGCGGAGAGCTTGACAGGTACGCTACTGCGGCCTCCCAGCAGGAGATTTTGTTTGGGCAGCAGTTTGGCCAGATCAACGACCGGCTGAACAACCTGGGCAACGGCGTATGCAACCTCGGCTATGAAATGCAGAGCAACATCGGTCAGCTTGGCAAAGAGGTTGCGCTTGCGCAGGCGGGCACCAACACCACAATCATGCAGACCGGAAACAATATCCAGTCTCAGATTGCCCAGTGCTGCTGCGAGAACAGACTGGCAACCGCCAACCTGTCTGCACAGATTGACCGGCAGACCTGCGATATTACCACGGCGATCCACGCAGAGGGTGAGCAGACCCGGGCACTGATGCAGGCAAATGAGATTCAGCAGCTGAGGGACAAGGTATCCGCGCTGGAAGCGGACAACCGTATGTACGGCGTTGTCCGTTATCCCAACGGTTACACTTACACCGCTGGGCCGTCCCCCTTCTGCGGCTGCAATAGCGGCTGCGGGTGCGCATAACCAATAGTCAACCGCTCTAACAGCGATAAGCCCGGGGCGGATTTGCCCCGGGCTTTTTTGAAAGGAGAATACTATGAGTTGCAATAACCGGCTGAAAAACAGCCACTACAAATCCGCCCAGAACGCTTATAACGACGCATCACAGGCGTTTGTTGCCACCGGAACCCCCGTATCCGTGCTGGGCGTGCTCAACACTGACACCGGATGCTCTGTGGATACAGCAACAGGGGGCTTCCAGATCAACGCCTCCGGACTTTACCGCATATCCTATGACGTGACATTCACACCGTCAGCTGCTGGCGTGGCGGCCCTCCAGGGGCTTAAAGACACGGTAACGCTCCCATGCCTTAACGCACAGGCTACTGTTGCGGCTGGCTCTGTGTACATGCTCCACGCAGAGACCACTATTTATATCCCGGTGTGCTGCAATGGCACTCCTACCATCAGCGCTACGCTTGGCGGCGTGGCTGGTACAATCTCCCACGTATGCGCCAGTGTCGTAAAGCTGGCATAAGGGGGGCAGCGCCATGAAAACCAAATTGAGGGAGTACAAAGCCAAACTGGAGCATGAGTTGGCTGAGCACCTGGAACAGCCTGTAGGCACTCGCTCCATGGCGGCTGTTGACGCTATGATTGAGTGCTGGGAGCACGTCAACGACATGGAGGGCTGTGTATGCCACGCGGAGAAGCTCGACGGCAACGCGCTGGAGGAGTGGAACGCCCACATGAAAAACGACGATGGCAGCACCGGCGGACATTGGACGGTAGCCCAGACCACCGACGCGGCGAAAACCGCAGGGGTAGTGATGGAACACATCACGCCGGAGGAATGGAATGCCGCCATGAATATGATGTACTCAGACTATTGCAGCGTGGCAACAAAACACGGATGCAGTAAGGTGGATTTTTACGCAGACCTCGCAAAGGCGTTTTTGTTCGACAAGGACGGGCCGGGGCCGGAAGCCAAGCTGGCAGCGTATTACCACGGAATTGTGGAGGCATAAAAATAAGGAGAGGGGTTAACCCCTCTCCTTATTTTTTACGTTCGCGCAAAACCGAAAACGCTGCAACAACAAAAATGTTGGGTACATTTGTTGGTACGCCAGATGCGGTACCAACAAAAGTACCTAAAGACCATTTGCCGGTATCGGGTGATTTTACAAGAGACGCGACGTTGGACTTTGTGATTGGGCCGTCGCCTGGGGTGGGGCCGTCGTCAAAAATCGTCCAAATTTTTATTGTATCGGGATAGACCTCAACGCGGAGGACGGTAGCCAAAATCGCGGATGGGTTTTCCTTCGCGCCTTTTATCAGTTTATCCAGGAGCGGGGCAAGCTGCTCGTCACGGAGGCTGGAGTGCTCGACGTTTGATTTTAACAGAGCGATTTCTTCCGCAACCTGGGCTTTTTTGGATTCCAGCGCGTTTGTACGCTCAATCAGGGCCGGAGACGTTAGACCGGCCATGACAGCATCAACTGCCTTCTCAATTTGCGACGCGAGACTATCATACTCAGCCTGCAACTCTTTTAATTTCGGGGCGGATGTCTTCATGATGCTATCGCGCTGCTCCTTTAGGACGCTCAACAGTTTGTCACGGGATTTTGGGGCACCGAGCATAGCAAGAACAGCGCTTGCTACGGTATCCTCAAGCTCGTCTTTGCGGATGCTCATGCCGGAGCAACCCTTTCCGCGCTGCTTTGTGGCGCACTTGTAATATTCATATCGAGCGCCACCACGAGCGGGATATTTATAGTGGATCGTCATAGCACCGCCACACGTTCCACAAAAGATTTTACCCTTCAATGGCTGTTCCACTGCTGTAACCCTCTTTCCGGTATTTTGATGTTTGTTCGCGGCAAGCCTCGCCTGGACGGAATCGAACAATTCTTTCGAGACAATGGACGGACACTCTATTTCCAGGTGTTCGCCGCGTGCGGCGTGGGCGTTCCGGGTGCCGTCATAGCTGACCGGCTTTCCACCGAACAACGACCGGCCAACATACTTCTCATTTTTCAGCAAATCGTGGATGCTGTTTTTCCCGAACGCATTGCCACGTTTGGTCTTCAGACCGCGCCGGTTCAGCTCCGCGATGATGTCAATGTAGCTTTGACCGGCGGCGTACAGCTCGAAAATCAGGCGGACGGTTTCTGCCTCCGCCTCGTCGATCACAAGACGCTCATTTTCCACCTTATAGCCGAGTGCCGGAATCCCACCTGTATGCTTGCCGGATTTTGCCCGTTGCCGCACACCCTCCCTAACCTTCTGCTGGGTCTGCAAAACCCACATCTGGTTAAACAAGGCGGTAACACCCTCGTTGAGAAAAACAGCCGGGTCGTTAAGGTCGCCGCCTACCGTAGGCTGTGTGACTGATACAACGTGTACGCCGATGCGCTGGAGCGCTTCGCGGAACTGGAACCAATAGACCATATTCCGGAACATACGGGACTGGTCATAAATCACCACGGTATCCGCACCGCCGGCAGAAAGCTGCTGCATCATGCGTTGGTACTCCGGGCGGGTCTCCTTCATGCCGGAAATCGCGCGGTCTGCGAATACGTCCAGCACCGGAAGATTCTGCTTTTCACACCATTCCCGGCAACGTTCCACCTGCACCTCAATACTGGCCTCGGACTGGTTCTCGGTGGAGTACCGGGCTAAAATATAAGCGCCATGCGTCATTGCGTACAAGCCTCCTAAAATAATCACGAGATCATGAACATCATTTTAGATGATGTACCAAAATTCTACATTTTTTCATTGACAAACCGGAGGACATTGTATACAATAAAGATGCTGATTCCTCCAAGACATGGTTTTCTACAGGCTGTGTTCTTGACCGTCCTCCCCGACGACTGGAAAGCAAGACCGTTTCGGCGCCCACCGCCGGGACGGTCTTTTTTTATTTACGGCATGATCCCAACGCCTGGGTGCATGACGTCCCAAATGAGATAAGCAAACAGACCGGCGGTCACTCCGATTAACAAAACGGTGACGATTGCCGCCCAGAGGATCATGATCTTAATCGTGTGGGATTTGCGCTTAATTTCAGCTTGCTGCTCGTCAATGGTATGCTGCATATGCTCGATCTGGGCGGAACGCTCGGCGATTCCATGCTGACGCTCCCGATCAATTTCTTCCCGGGCGGCGAGAAGAGATTGGAGCGCGTCCAAATCATCACGGGGGACGGTATCCGGGTCATAGGCGTTCCCGATGACCGCACGGGCAACCGCCTGAATATTGACCGGGCGGCACTGCACCGCTTCTTCCAGCGGGGCGGTGAGAATCTTACGGACGGTATTCAGGCTGATTGGCTCACCAGCGGAAATGCAGGCGTCCACAATCTGCTGATAGGTCAAAGCCTTTGTTTCCTTCATTTTACGGATTTTTTGTAGCAACTCTATCTGCGGGGCAGACATTATGGACACCTCATTTCAAAATTGGGAATTTTGCACATAAAAGTGCAAAGTTGAACGCAATTTGCACACTAAATGACACAAAAATGGTATTGAATGGAAACGGAACCAGTGGTACGATAAAACCAGTAAGGGACACTGCGGGGAGGTGGGCGAAATGAAGCAGTGCCATGAGGATTATCCGCCGCCGGAATCGGCCCCGGAGGGAGAACCGGCAAGGAAAAACCACGGGATATCATTCCGTAATATTATAGCAAAATCCGATATTTTGTGCAATCGACAAATCCGACAAATCCGACAATAAAAAAAGAAAAATATGGAGAAAATGGAATGGAGACATACCGACAGGAGATCAAACGACTGGTGGAACAGTGCCAGGACGAGCGGAATTTGTGGCTGATCCTGCGATTTACACAGCTGCGGGTGGAAAAGAAATAGAGGAAGGAGCGGGAGAAAATCCCGCTCCTTTTTGTTATGCGTTTGTATCGGGTACGCCGGACTGGGAAGACTCAGGAGAAGGCAATTTTTCAGAAATATCTTTGAGCTGGGAGGAAAGTTCGTCCTGCGTGCGGGACGCGTCGTAGCGAAGGGACACCAAATCGCTGAGAACGAAAAGAATGCCAGCTAAAAGGACACTTAAAGCAATCCCGAAAAGAGCAAGCCCCCAGTTGTAACGGACGGTAGGGTCTTCCCATGAGTGTTCCGCAAGCTCAACGATACTGTAAGTGCTGCCAAGCATAAAAGAGCCGAGCACGCCAGCGGCACCGACTACGACGGCAACGACTTTCCCGAGCATTGCAACAATGCTGCCAGGATCGCCGGAGAACTCAGGCGGCGTATATTCTGTTTGCATATGTCTCTCCCCTTTTTATTTGATACAACAAGGATAGCACAAACAATCAGAAATGGCAACAGATGGGGACAAATTGACAGGCAAAAAAACAAAAGGAATGGAGCAGGGCGAACCCTACTCCATTCCTTTTACAAGTTTCTGCATGAGTGCGGCGGCGGCTTCCCAGTCCTCCGGGGTAAGGGCGGACAGAGCGGCAACAAAGCGCCTGCGGATGGAATCCGGCTGATCGTCCAGGACGGAGTTAAAAAAGTCCAATAGAACATCATCCTTTGGTTGCTGGGCAGTCATGGGCTCCTCGCCGGTTAAGAGCCAGTCTTTGCGGACATTGAAAGTCCGACAAATACTGACGATGGCAGAATCAGCCGGGACAACCTTGTCCTTTTCCCAAGCAGAAACGGTGTTTTGCGCAGCGCCAATCCGTTGCCCGAACTCGGTCTGATTTTTGCCAGATTGCGAGCGAACGAGTCGGATTCTGCTGCCAAGAGACATAAGATCACCTCCTGTCTGAATGCATAATAGCAATAAAAGATATAAATGTCAAGAAAAAATCAAAAAAAGCTATTGACAAATATCTATTATGGATATATTATAGCTATGAAAGATAAAATAGAGGGAGGAGGGGTGAGAAATGGTACTGAGAATTGACCTGAAGGATCTGGAAAAGACGCAGGAACAGGTAAGCAAACTGATGGATGCAGTAGAACAGCTCAGTAAAGCGCTTAATCGCGTAAGTGAGCTGGAAAGCGAACTACACTGGGCAACAATCGGAATGAGCATGACGCTGACAAATGAAACCGCCAGCGGCAACTGACGGTTTCGGGAAATTATTTGTCTTGCAAATAGTCAACGATTGAGGACTTGAAGGAATCAAACAACTCAAACGTGTAGCGAGACAAATCGTCAAGCACCTGAGTTGTAGAACTGTCAAGATCACAACGGGAAAGGCACTGCTGGGTACGCTGAGAATATTTCAGCTTTGCGTCGGAAAGCTGCGTGTCAAGGTCTTGGATTGTCATTGGTATCACCTCCTTCCAGTGGGATTTTACCACGGGGACGGAGGACAGGCAAGAGGGAAGGAGGGAGGATGTGAAAGAGAAGATTAAATACATCATGACGGGAATCGCCTGCGCGACGGCAATCGCGGCGGCAATCGTCACGGCAAAGCTGGGGACGAACAGCGGCATTACAGTCAATCACAAAATCGCACTTTCCACATCGGCGTTTTCGGTGGGGATGTGTGCATGCAACCTGGTCTACCTGATTGCATTACAGATGAACGAAAAAAGAGAAAATGAACGTCAAGACGGCAACCAGAAGGGCAAGCGCAGAAAGCACGATTGAGATACGGGAATAGAACGTAGAACTCTTATCGGACTTCGACAAAAGGTCAACCTGCTTTTTGAGCTCTGAAATCATAACTGATTCGGGCGAAGGAGATTTAGAAGCGGAGCTGGACTATAGTCAATAAAGTGGACAAGTAAAACGGTTAAAAAATTGCGTTTCCATCTGGTTGGGAGACAGGCCGTTATTATGGGAGTGGGGGCGGCTAGAGTTATAAAACCCTGCGATATAGGAAACCAGGCTTTGCTGCAGCTGCTCCAGAGTGCGAAAATGTCTTCGATTCAATTCCTCCTTTTTGAGATATTTGAAAAAACACTCCATTACAGCGTTATCGTAAGGATGCCCTTTCTTGGAAAAGGATTGGACCATGTGCAGGGCGTCCAGCTCTTTTCTGAAGTCTGCGGAGGTAAATTGCGAGCCTCGGTCTGAATGGAACATAACGCCCTGGGAAACACCTCTGCGCCTGACGGCATCCCGCAGTGTGGAGATGGCAAGGAACCGATCGATCCGCCGGCTCACCCGGCAGGCGATGACCTTTCTGGCATACAGGTCCAGGATCGCGCAGATATAACAGAACCGACCACCCACCGGGACATAGGTAAAATCGCAAACCCAGACCATATTGGGTGCAGGCTGCCGGAATTGCTGGGCCAGCAGATTGACGCAATTTGCGGAGTTCTCCGGGCAGGACTTCGGCTTTGGCGGTTTCACGGTACTCATTTTGGGGAGATTCATCTGTTTCATCAGCCGGTACACTCGACCTTCACTGATGGATATGCAATATTCCCGCGCAAGACAGAGTTTCATTTTTCGGGGGCCCAGACGCTTGTCCGTTTGGGCGTAGATCTCCAATATCCGGCGTTTCAGCAGTTGGTTTTCCTGCTCCCTGGCCGAGGGCTGACGGCGGAGATATTTGTAATAGGTACTGCGGTTGACACGGAGCACCCGGCACAGAATGGAGATCCGGTGCTGTCCGGAAAGCGCCTGAACGGCGCTCAATCGCTGCCTGAGTGTGGCGTGAAGATTGCAATGGCTTTTTTTAAGATGAGATTCTCCTCTTCCAGTTCCGCGTTGCGCCGCTGCAGTGCTTTGACCTGCTGGGCTGTGAGGACGGTGTCATCGTCCAACTGGACCTGAGAATACTTCCTGATCCAGCCCGAAAGCGCCGAGGGGGAAACACCGTATTCTTTCTGAATATTGGCGTAGGTCTTCCCGGATTGGTACAGGGTGACAATGGTTTTCTTGAATTCCTCGCTGTATTTTGCCGGGCTGTTTTTGGCGGACATGTGTATCTTCCTTTCCGTGTTGGTTCTTGTCTATTAGTTTAACATACTTGTCCACTTTTTTAGGATACATCCAGAGCGGGCAGCGGAGGAAGCAACAGAGAGGGAACGACGAAGCTGCTGGTTTGTGTTATTGGGAATGGATTCGATGTCGCGGGGCATTTGGATCACCTCCTTTCAGTGGGATTTTACCACGGGAATGGAGGGAGAGCAAGAGGAGAGGAGGGGCGGAGATGTGGAATGATTGGAACGGGAAATGGCCGTGGTGGGCAAGGGCGCTGGAAATCGCGTGGATTATACTAATCAGCGTGGTAACGGCGATCATTACGATACGATTAGGGTCGTGACAAAGGAGGGGCAGAGATGAAAACGATGTTTGCATCCAAGGGCGTATACGAAGGAAAAATTCCGAACGTAAGCATCAAGGAAGAAGGAAGCGACAAGCTGCTGCGGAGAATCGTGTTGTTTACGCGGTGGCTGAGACGAATTGAAAGAGCGGAGTACACGGTCGAGTTCACAAAAAAGTAATTCCGGGTGCAAAGGCACCAGGAAGAAAGGACAAGAGAAAGGAGGATAAGGTGGTAGTAAAATTCGATTTGAAAAGCCCGGAGCAGATAGCACTGAATTGAATGAGAAAATGAAAACATTGGAGCGAATAGAACTATGACAATTACATATAAATGTGGTTTTTGTGGGCGAGAGTTCAAAACCAAAAGAGAATGCGAAATATGTGAGATATCTCACATATCATATGAAGATGCAGTTAAGAATATGATAATGGCTTACGGCAAGGATCCATGCAGATATTGCGAACACTCATGCTATGTCTATGGTGTCGATGGAGAATGCAAGTATAGAGAATGCAAGTATAGAGAATGCAAGCAAGATAATAACTACTGTAATTTCATTCCGACAGAGCCATTTCAGGACAAGAGGAGAGAAGGGAGAACATGAGAGTAGTAATTAACGGAACGGCAAAAGAAATCGCTGCTCTTGTAGTGGAATTGCAAGAGCAGCGGGAGCTTGAAAAAAGAAGAAGGCTGGAACGCATCGTGTCGATCAACTTTACTGAGGACTGGACGCACGAACAGAAAGGAGCGGGAGAATGCGAAGAATGAAAAAGCGTGAGCTGATGGAAGAAAACAGAAGACTGAATGCACTGCTAAGGAAAGTTGAGGAGACGAACAAGGCATGCGGTGGGAATCTCGAACCTTGCAGAAGCGGGCAATGTTTGGAGTGCAAGTTTTCGGTAGTGGTCAGCGATAACATATGGAAGAAGCCAATACTGGTAGGGTGCAGCAAGCGCCTTTTGTGTGATGAGTACCAACCGGCATTGAGCGACGAGAAGAAAGGGGGAAATTGAATGTCTGAGCAGGAAAAGAAAATGGCTGAGGTGATCCGGGAGGGGTTCCCGCAGCTCAGCGAATTTGACAAGGGCTATTTTTTAGCCAAGATCGAGGAAGCGGCAGAGCGGGTACAGAAGAAGGAGGACAAGAATGAAGAACTGGAAGAGAGGAATTAAGCTGGCGGCGGTCAGCACCATGTGCGTATTGGTGTTGAGCGGATGCACAAAAAGCTGCATGGTGAGCCACAATGTGTCGAAGGAAGCCAACAACTTTAACGTGGAGCGGAAGATTACGGTAATCAATGTGAGGAATAACCAGGTGCTCTATGAGCTGACGGGAACCTTCTCCATGCAGAACAACGATAAAAACGAGCTGACAATTATCAGCGAAGTAGGAAAGGACATATACAAAAAGGACTTTATCTATCTGAGCGAATGGACTACCTACATTGTACAGGACGTGTCAGGGGCTGATGTAGACCCGTACCACTATGAGGTATCCATCTTGCCGGAATCGCTGCTTGGCGGCGCGGTAACGCCGACGCTGGATTGAGGGAAAGAAATGAAGGTAGCAAAGAATAATCCATATGACCTGATGGGGAATGATCCGGATTTCCTGGCAGCCGCCGTATATGCGGACAAAAAGCGCTTTATCCTGAACGGGGAGGCAACGGAAGACAAATACTGGCCCGTGTGGACGATGCTCCACACGGTAGAGGCCTGGCACATTGAGGGCAAGGTGCTGGTGATCGAGCTAAAGGGGGAGGATGGAGCATGATTGAGGTAAGACGGTCAACGCGGGAAATCATCCGGGCCGACCCTATCAGCCCAAAGGATCGGGAGAGAGCATGGCTAGAGTACATCCGGGCAACCGGGCCCGAGGCAATCAAGGAGGCGCTGAAAAAAGATGAACGCGCCGTGTAAGGACTGCCGGGAGAGAACCGGGGTATGCCACGACAGCTGCGAGAGGTACATAAAGTTCCGCAGGGAGCGGGAGAAAATCAGAGCAGCGAAGGAACAGGAGAGAATCCGGAGCAAAACGTATAAGGCACTAGTGCCGTACAGAATCCGGGGGGGAGCAATAAGGAGGACACGACAATGGAAGTAACACGAGAAGAAGCAAGAAAAATCGTGCAGGAAGCAATTGAGGAGAACCGGGACAGGATCCGGGCGGAGAAGGCAGAGGCGGCATTGCAGGCGGCAAACGAAGCCTGGGACAGAGCATGGGAAAAGGCAATGCCGAGGTACCAGGCGAAGGAGGTAGAGCAGCGGACTGTGGGAATTGTGCATTACGGGGAGACGAGAGCGGAGGAAACTGAGCGCGTGAAGGAAGCAGGCGCGTGGAGATTTCTATACGGGGTCTGCACCGGGGCGCTGGGGGTGCTGATTATCGCCTGCACGGTGATCCTGACAAGAATGCTGTAAACAGCCGCCCGCATGAGCGTTATCATGCCCACCGGCCAATGGCTGGTATACACTCATATCTATGTGGGTGCTCCCTCGTGCCAGGGGAGCACCCGCGAAAGGGGAAACGATGAACGATGTGTATTTCCGATGCAGTGAATGCGGAGGGAGGGTTCTGGAGCCGGACAGGAAGACACATACATTCCGGGAGACGGACATTCCGCTGCGCTGCATCATAGAAAAAACAAAAAAACTGTACGGGGAAACCCTGTGCGAGAAATGCCGAGGAGGACGAGAAATGGACAATGGAAAAAACTTTGACGGATACCTTGCCGCAATGGCACAGGTATCTAGCCGGGAGCGGGAAAAGCTGCTGGACAAGGCAAGAAAAGACAAGGGAGTCACGGTGGCGGAGTACCTTAAACTGGAGAACTATGTCATGTCGATGGAGGGGAAGGGAAGAGAAGAATGAAAACGAAGCAGAAAGAGCAGATCAAGACGCAACTATCCAGGCGGATGAAGGTCAGAATGTTTGAACTGGACATGACGATGCGTGCCTTATCGAGAAAGTGCGGGGTGCCAGCGGCAAACATCGGAGCATACGTATCGAGAAAAACAATGATGAGCGCAGATGCGTTGGCGGCAATTGCGGATGGACTGGAATGCTCGACGGATTGGCTCCTGGGGAGAAAGGAGGAGCGGGAATGACGGAACAGGATCGTGAGCTGGTTCGGGCGCTGCGGTGTGTCGCAACAGTAATGACCGGAGATGAGCCGTGCAAAACGTGCTGTTACAACAAAAAAGAGGAATGGAACGGGCACGAGTGGGAGAGCTGCGACGTTGACCGGATTTCGATGGATGCGGCGGCGCGGCTGGAGGAGCTGCTAGGCAGCGAGGAAAACCTGCTGAACTCATAAACCATGAATTTGCGCCCCGTCCCGGAACATTATTATAAAGGTAGGTGTAAACACCTCCTCCATACTGGACATATGGCAAGGATAGCCGGGGCGGGGTACAAAGATATAGGAGGGCTTTGCATGAATATAAAAACGCTGAGGCTGATTGATAGGCTGCTGGAAGAGAACGAAGCGGCAGCACGGAAAAGATGCTTGAAGGAAGCGGATGAATTGGAAGCGTGCCGAAAGGAACATCCGGACGATCAAGGGACAGACGGACAGAAAAAACGGGTGTGCAAGGCGTTTGAGGAGATGATCGAGAGCCAAGTCGCACGGAAGGACTTTATGGAGGAGCAATGGCATGGCGGATTACATTGACAGGAAAGCCGCGATTGCGGCACTGCGGGAATTTGCAGAGGAATGCATGGGCAGCGATGAGGCTGCAACTGCGGCGGCTATGGCGATATCGGTTATTTCTAGGCTGCCGGGGCCGTGGGTGAGTGTGGAGGATAGTCGACCAGTGTTGCATAAATGGATATTACTGCGCGTTGGGATTGGAGGCGTAATTATTGGACAGGCTTACGTAGGATATGGTGGCGTTATTGGTTATGTTGACGATAATGGAAATCGGGTTACAGGCGTTACCGGCTGGATGGAACTGCCGGATGCGCAGGAGGTGAAAAATGAAATACGATGAAGCGCAGACCCTCATATACGGGTACACAACCGCGCTGCGAATGGGGCACAAACTAAACAAAGATCAATGGATTGAGTACGCCGAAGCGTTGCGGGTCGTGCTCCAGCGGGCGGAACAGGAGACAATATGAGCGAATGGTATGACGAGAGCCTTGACAGGCTTAGGACGGCGGCGCGGATGTCAGAACAGTATTACAAAAAGCCGCTGGTGGTCACCACGTCCGGCGGGAAAGACAGCTCCGTGTGTGTTGATTTGGCAATCAAAGCCGGGATCAATTTTGAGGTGATCCACAACCACACCACGGCTGACGCTCCTGAGACAGTCCGATTTGTAAGGGGCGAGTTCCGCCGCCTGGAGCTGATGGGGATTAAATGCACGATCAACTGGCCCGTGTACAAGGGGCAGCGCACATCCATGTGGGATTTGATACCGCAGAAGCGCATGCCGCCTACACGGCTGGTGAGGTACTGCTGCCAGGTACTCAAAGAGCACGGCGGCACTGGGAGATTTATCACCACAGGGGTACGCTGGGCAGAATCCACCGCCCGGAAGAACAACCGAGGAGCGTTTGAGCGGAGCCACCGAAACAAGGAGAAACGGATCATCATCAACGACAATGACCCGGATCGGCTGCTGTTTGAAAATTGCTCCATCAAAGCGAAACGGGTTTGCAATCCCATCATCGACTGGGAGGACGAAGACGTTTGGCACTACATTGAGGGAAACCATGTGCCGGTGAATCCGCTATATGCGGAGGGGCTTGGCCGGGTTGGGTGCATCGGGTGTCCTTTAGCCGGAAAGCACAAACGCGAGGCCGAATTTGAGCGGTGGCCGAAATACAAGACGGCGTATATCTTAGCATTTGACAGGATGCTGGAGGTGTGGAAACGGCGTGGGAATCCTTCATATAATTGGCTAACAGGGACCGATGTATTTAACTGGTGGATGGAGTACGATGTGCTTCCGGGGCAAATCGGAATGGAGGATGTGCTATATGAGTAATTTTTACTGTGCCATTGGGCGATTTTTGGCGGTGGCTGGCGGCCTGCTGCTGTGCGCGGCGCTGGTGGCGCTCCTAATGGAGCTCTGCTGTGAGGCGTGGATAGCTGCAAGCAACAGATTCCGGGATGTTTGCAGCGGCGAAAGCCTCATCCGGGAGTACCGCAAGCACAAGGCAGAATTCCAACTGTGGCTGGAGGAGAAGAAAAATGGCGGCTGACACCGGCGCTCTTGCCTATACCATACGCAAAGACGGCAAGATTTATGAGCAAAGCGACATACCAAACTGCGGGCGGAGCGCCCAGGCACTGCGCATGGGACACGCCGGCGGCGGATGTGAAAGGGGTTAAAATGGCAAGATGGTTCGTATATGAGGACGACACCCCACAGTGCAGCAGTTGCGGAATGTGGATGCCGTTTGCAAGATACCGGCGTGGTCAAGGGACAGATGCGAGAGATATCACGGACTACTGCCCGTACTGCGGAAAGAAAATGACCGCAATGCCGATGTGCGGAGAGTGCAGTCATGGAAACGGCGAATGGAAAGACGACGGAATCTGCTATGCCTGCCGAGAACAGGTATGGATACCGGGAAGGCCGCACAGAAAGGCCGGAGAGGAGGATTGAGGAAATGAAGCGCAAAACATTTGTGAAGCAGCTTATGGCGCTGGGGATAAGCCGAAACAACGCGAATAAAATGGACTGTATAGAATGCGAACGAGAGTTTTGGGGAACGGAGGTGTAGACAGTGACAAAGGAGATATGCCAGGACTGCGGGAAAGTATTTCTGGGAGGATCGAAAGCGTTTTTATGCGGAGAATGCCGGAAAAGGAGACAGGCGGCAGCTGCGAAGCGAGGAAGGAATAAGGTGCGGGGAAAGCGAAAAGAAGAAGCGCTGGAGCGGGTTATTACGTACTGCGGAGATATCGCAGAATTTACATTCCGGGAGATGCCAGCGGAGGAGAAGGAAGCACTGGCTATCATACACAGATGGCTTTACAGAGTTAAAAAGCTACATGGAGAAGATGGAAAAGAATGGGGGATTCGCTGGGGGCTGCTCCAAAACGAAAAAGGGAGCTATTACATGGATGTAATGCTTTGGGGAAAGGCAACGGACGGACAGGCTGAAAAAGAGTGGCGAAGATATGGGATAACAAAGACACTGATTAAAGTGAGAGACCAAGCAGCCCGCTATGATGCGGAGATGTGGGAAATCAGGCAGAACCAATATGAAATTACCGGAGGTATGATATGGAAGAATTGAAGCGATGTCCATTCTGCGGAGGGCTGGCGCACATCAAGAGAGAAATACACACAAGAGCCATATGGGATGGGCTTGAAATAGTAAATTACTGCGTGGAGTGTTGGGACTGCGAGGCTAGAGGGAGCACGATCAAGTACAAAAGAAAGCTCAGAAAAGACTGGGCTACGGAGGAAATAAAAGCAGATGCAGAAGCAGAAGGAAAAGCGGCGGAGAGGTGGAACCGGAGGGCGGAAGCCAAGGGGAAGGGAAAGGAAAAGGCAAAGCCAGCGTGGATGCCGCTAACAGGGGCAGACGGGGAAACAGTTGGAACGTTTGCATTCTGCCCACACTGCGGGATGGTGCTCAGTCAGTTTGAAATAGACGGGAAGAAGATTGGAGAAACGTCATGCCGAAACTGCGGGACAGAAATAACCTGGGAAGGATATCCGCAGAGACCAGGGACGAACACGAGAAAGCGAGAGACGCCAGATGATATATAATGTATACCGACTGAAAACGGAATACGGGGAACCGGGAGAGCTGCTGCTCAGGACAGAAGACCGGGCGGAATGCATGAGAAAGGTTGCCGAGCTGATTAAAGAGGGAGAAAGCGCGGCGACGATCCGGGTTATCACCGATTATGAGCCGGTGGAGAAGAAGGGCCGGGAGGTATGGAGGTATTACTACTGAAATGCAAATCGACGATATATCAAAATTGCCGGAACGGTATCAAAAGCAGATTATGGCAAAAATGGCAGAGCGGGAGCGGGGGAAACCGACTCCCGCCGAGCGGCCAAAAACGGGAAAATATCGGAACGTCAAAACGGAAGAAAACGGGATCAAATTTGACAGCAAAAAAGAAGCGAAACGATATCTGGAGCTGATGGCAAGGCGGGAAGCGGGAGAAATTGATGATTTGCGGCTCCAGGTTAACTTCACGCTCCAGGAGGCATTCACAAAGCCAAACGGGGAGCGGGTGAGGGCTATCGTATACAAGGCTGATTTTACTTACAAAAAACGAGACGAAAACGGCGACTATACATTATATATAGTGGAAGACGTGAAATCGAAGCCCACGAAGACCAGGGCCTATGAGATCAAGAAGAAACTGATGCGGGAGAAATTCCGGATCGAGGTGCAAGAAGTGTAAGAAAATGGAGCGCAAAAAAGAAGCAGGGGGAAACCCCTGAATCAGGCTTGTAAGGTGTATTAAGTCAAGGACAAGGGGGGAGCAGGAATGACAGGGAAAACAATCTACCGGCTGAAATATTACCGGTGCGGCGAGTACCTGGATGCATACTGCTATCCTGTTATTCCATGTGCGAAACCGATCCCGGGAAAGCGGACGAAAAAAAGGGCGAGCCGGGAGGTACAAACAAAGCTGAACCAGAGACACGCGAGGGAGCGGCTAACCAGAATCGTCAACACGAACTTTAGCTGGGAAGACCTGAGCATGACTCTTACATACCGGGACAATCCGGCGACAAAAGAGGAAGCAGTAAAGGAACTGCAAAAATATATCCGGAAGATGCGGGCGCAGTACAAGAAAGCCGGGATCGAGCTGAAATACGTCTGGCAGATGGAGAAAAGCAAAAAAGGGCGCTATCACGTCCACATGATCCTTTCCGGTGGGATTGACCGGGACAAGCTGGAAAAGCTCTGGGGAAATGGATATGCAAACTCCAAGCGGCTGCAATTTGACCAGAACGGGGTGGCTGCGCTGGTGGGGTATATCACAAAATCTCACCACAACAAGGACGAGGAGCGGATCACATACAAAGCGTGGAACGGGAGCCGGAATCTGATTGATCCGGAGCCGGAAATCAGCGACACGAAGGTCAGGAGCCGGAAGAAGGCGCTGGAGCTGGCGGACGGAGAATTTAATGCGTGGAACGAAATCTTTCCGGGATATGAAATTGCGGACATCAACCAGTTCCATTCCGACGAGTACGGGAGCGTTTACCTATTCGCACGGCTCTACCGGCGGGACGGGAAACGGATGCCGCCGAAACGAAAAGTTAAGAAATAAAATGCCGGGGCAGGAAGCGAGTGGAGCTCCTCCTCCTCCACAGAAGGCCGTTCAAATCGGCCTCCCGGCAACCAATAAGCGGCAAATGGCGTAGGCGCGTAATTCGCATGATCGGGGCGCCGGGTGGTTCGAATCCACCATGCCGCAGGGCGGGACGCATAGATGGGAACCCGGAACGTTCCAACGGAAGGCCGTTCAAATCGGCCTCCCGGCTAAACACACCAGGGCAGAGCGGCGGACACAGGCACCACGACGGACGAATGCCGGGGTGCAACTCACAAACGCAATACACGTCCGGGTGGTGCAACTCCACCCTCTGGTTCCAGGGACGAGAGCAACGGGACAATCAGACCGCCAGGCCCCGGCGGAATACAAAAAGGGGCCGCAGGAAGGAGACGAATATGGGCAAAAAAATCGTAACAATGGGCGCGGCAAAAAGCCAAGGGGGCAGTGCGCCCATCAGCAACAAAAGTAAAATTGATGGGATTCAAGCGGATTTCTCCCGGGACATCCAGGGCGTGGCGACCAGTTTCGGGGCGCTGCTGGGCATGACAAAATGGTACGGAGATATGTTTCCACAGGCCATGGAGCAGCTGAAAAAAGAGGGCTGCAAATACTGCAACCATCTCCACTGCAAAAAATGCAAGGAGGTCAGCGGCTGGGCCTGGAACATGGGAAAAAACCATGAAAGCTGACTGGTGGGCACAGGTGCGGATTGCACTGAGGGCCTATACGCGGCGAAAAAAAGAATACGACAAGCTGCCGCCAAGGCAGCGGGCGGAAGTGGATGCTGTAACAGCGGCACTGGAGGAAGTAAAGCGGACGGAGGGCATGGAACCGGTCTACAATATGCTGGAGATGTACCACATCAAGGGAACGCACACGCTGGACGGGGCGGCTTTTGCGGTGGGGTACGGGCATGAGCGGGCGGCGCATTACAACCGGCGTTTTATGCGGTTGGTGGCAACCAAGCTGGGGTATTTATACCCCCCCTCCAAAAATTGAAAATTGTTTGCGAGGGTTCCGGGGGAAAAGGATTCCCGGGAACGGGGAAACTCCAGGGAAAATACAGAGAATTGCCAGAGAAAGCAAACAGAAAAAGTCAGACAGAAAGGAGAACGACATGAGCAGCAGAGTAGAGGAAAGCTACACCGTGGTGGTGACGGTGGAGAACGTAAGGACAGGGGCGGCACAGACCACGAAGTTCTGCGGAGGGACGGACGGGATGTGCGAAGTGACGGAAACGAAAGTCAACGGAGGATGTACTTCAGTCATGAAAATCTTACGGGAAGTCTTAGGGGAACATGAGGGTCAAACAACGATAAACGCAAGAGTTCTGCGGGAAAGAGACAAACCGGGCGTATGGTATGAGGTGGCGAGAAAAGTCGAAGAAGAAACGCTGTGCCGGGACGGAGACGGAAACTACCACCTGATTAAGAGCGAACGGGCAGGCGCGGACGAAGTGGGCCGTGCGATTGAGCAGAAGAGAAGCCGGGAACTCATGTCGGAAGATGATGCACGATACTGGGCACTGGAGAATCTGCGCATGGAAGAATACGAGAAAGCATTTAGGGAAGAATAGAGAAAAAGCCGTTATGCACTATGCATAGCGGCTTTTTCTGCATGAATGGGGACTTTTTGTCCCGGCAGCGCGAACGGTTGCGCGGCGCGGCGGCGGGGAGAGAATATTTTGATTTTTTTGATCCGGACGAAACCGGAGACCTCGCGGGCGGGAGCCGGGAACCAAGAAAATTTGCGGAACCGGGGGAAAACCGGGGGCAGGAATGGGGCGGGTGACATAACACCAAAAGAAACCGGCAAGGGAAGAAAATGGGCGCAGATCGCCCATACCCAAAGACAAGCCAGGGAGGACAGAACAAATAGACAAGGGATCACCTACAAAAGGGCGCAGTTACCCCATACCCGGCACCGGCAGGGCCGACACAAGGTGAAAAAGGCGCAGATCACCCATACCCGGAAGGGGCCGGGGTCAGGGCTGGCGGCATTCGGTGGCGTCTGCCGACATGGCCTCAGCAATGAGCCGAGAGACTAGGCCGTTGACGCTCTCGCCGCGAGCGGCGGCAAATGCGCGGATCTCCTCACGTCGGCCCTTGGGGACGCGCAACTTGATCTCGTCATAGTTAGCGGCCATATATTTGGTCACGGCGCGCTGCTGTGCTTTGGATGCTGGCATGGTATCACCTCCAGTCAAAATATTATAGCACATTCAGGAGGTGGGGACGATATACAAAATAGACATAATGGGGACGATATGTTTGTGCAGAATTACGTCTTGCTATATCGGGGACGATATACTATAATGAGGGCACAACAGCAAAACAACAACACAAACGGACAGCCGCCAAGCGGCGGCGGAAAGGAGAACTAATCATGATTAAGATCAACGGAATGAAAATTACAGGGCTGCGGAAGGCAGTCAGCGAGTGCAACCGCTACAATGCAGGCGGCTACTATAGCCCGGAATATGCCGAGCTTATGTTTGACACCGAGACCGGCGAGCTCTGGACCGACTATTTTTACAGCCTGGGGCACAACAGTTGGAAGGAGTACCACGACCCCGCAGTCATCAACATTGGACGCATGATAGATGGTCATATCACTATGGAGTCTGTCAAACGGTACATCGCGGAGCACTATGCAGTTTGATTCTGACCGAGCGCCGGACAGCTCCGGCGCTCCAGTGAGAACCAAAACATCAACAACAGGAGGACAACAAAATGGCAACACTTAACGTTTTTATCACCAATCTGGGCGCATACGCCGCCGGGGAACTGCGGGGCGAGTGGCTGGGCCTGCCAGCAAGCGAGGAGGAGCGGAAGGCCGCATGGGAGCGGATCGGCGCGCCGGAAGAGGTATTTTACACGGACTGCGAGGCCGAGGACGTGCCGGGGATCGCAAGCAATCTTGGAGAGTTTGAGAGCCTGGACAAGCTGGAGGAGCTGGCGGAAGCACTGGAGGACATGGACGAGCAAGAGCGGCTGACATTGGCGGCAGTGATAGAGGCGGG